GAAGCTCTTTTCCATTTGGATTAAATGCTTCATTACCAAACGGTGAACAGCGGCACTTCCTCTGATATGGTCTCCCTTTGTTATTAGGGTAAAATGCTTCTTGTGCTTCTTTTTGACTAGCATTTCAAAGACCAAATGGCATACGGTTCCCCGAAGCGCCCCTTCGTTTTGTTTTTGGGGCAGTCTGAGATGGTAGTTGCACCAGTAAGACCAAGAGCAGGTCTCGAGAGTTTTTAGTCTGGATGCGGAAAGAACTCTTTCCTTTACTTCTTTATTTGGCTTTTCCATTTTAGTATTTCTTCTCGGGACATGCTTCCAAAATCGTTTTTTGGAGGCAGTTTGATTTCAAGCTGCTGCTCGTCGAATTGACGAAGGAGATTATTTCGCGCTTTATTCGCCGCCCTGTTCCCCGCGTAATTTTCATCATTATTAAATGAGATGTATATTTTCTTCGGGTCTATCACCATTAGGATTTGTTTTATTTTTGAGGTGATCGACAAACCAAAAGTTACTATTGTATTTTTAACCCCCGCTTCCCAAAGAGATAGCATATCCCCTATACTCTCCACTAGAAATACCTCTTTCTCCGCCTGCAAATATTTTAAATTATACTTTAGGGGATAGCCCCATAAACGTTTTTCTCCAATGAGTTTCCATTTTAGCTGTTGTTTATTTGTGATATCTCTTCCGGCGACCCCCAAAAGCCTACCTCCCCTGTCGAAGATAGGGAAAACATGACGGTCTTTCATTTTTCCCGAACGCATTATACCGCTTTCGAAAAATTCCAATGTGGGAGGGGAGATTCCTCGGTCTTTCCAGTAGGAGTGGTCGGAGATGATTTGTTTTAAATTATCTTTATTTAAAATTAATGGAGCTTTGAGTTTCTCTTTCTCCGGTTTTGGGATTCGGAGTTGAAAGTTGTTCGAAATATAACTTTTAGCTTCGTTTAAATCTTTTAGCTTGAGCGTTATTTGGACTAACTCTTCCAAGTTTCCAAACCTATTCTCTTTGAAGTCTACCCATCTTCCGGTATCTTTTTTAATGCACAGCACGTTATTACTGCTGGACTCTCTGTACAAGGGCTTTGTCCGATACTCCCTTCCGCTGTCAAAGAGGGTATACCCTATGTTCGTTAGTATATCTTTTACCTCATGCATTAGTGCTTAAAAATCCGAATTCTTCAGTTGTGTTGTCTGTATTTTGGATGTCGAAGGATTGTTGCCCGTGTGTAATAATGTCTTGAAGAGTGCCTTCTTCTTGAACCTTAAAATTTTCCACCCTGAAATTAAGAAAGTTGTTTACCAGTCTCTCGCTGTCGCTTTCCCGCCCATTAACACTTTCCACTACCCTTCTTCTTATTAAGTCTTGGTGCCCGGCTGCGTCACGCCCTTGAAAGCGGGTTTTAAGGGGGATCAGTTTATGAGTTCCAAACCTGTCGCCGTCTAAAGCTATTTCGTCCGTAGTCTTGCGCCTAAAGATAGCGACAAAAGTTGCAAACCACTGCAGCCTGTCAGAAAGCGATATCGCCGAGCTATCATCAACCAGACTGCCTGAGTTTCTATTAAAGCTTTCTCCAGAGCGATTCATTTGCATAGCTGTCACGAGAGGCGCGTCTATTTCTTCCGCTATTCTTTTTAATTTATCTATTTTTTCGCCAATAGCTTGGTGCTCCGCCCAATTTCTATCCACTCTTTCTCCCGTCAGCTTTATGTAATCATAAGCCACAACGCATTTATTTCCTCTTCCAACATACTTCAAGTGCCAGCGTCTAATCATGGCACATATTTCGTCAGTCGTTTTATTTCGAACGTGATAATGATAGTACTTGTGTTTCTTTAGTTCTTGGAAATACCCCCTGACTTTTTCTGTCATCTTTTCGTTCGACCTCCATTTTCCAGTTTCAAGAAACCATAAGGGGACGTCTGTTTTAGCTGCCGCCATTCTAAATTGGATTTCTTCCGTAGTCATTTCCGTGTCGAGTACCAACACAGGAACATCATTTTTTATAGCTGTTCCCAGACAAAGTTCGTTAATGAAGGTTGTCTTGCCTTGCGCGGGTCTTGATACTATCGCGTAAATATTTCCTCCCCTGAGGCCTCCATATAGTCGATTGAATTCACCATATGATGTTGAAAGGCCTGTGTCATCAGAAGGACTGTTTCCCCTTTCTTCAATCTTAAACTCTAGATCATCAAAAACGTTTTGTGGGTCATCGTCGAAAGAGTAACTTGAAATTTTTTCGCTATAGATTGAGTCGGCGGAAGCTATGATTGAATCGAGATCTTCGTTGGACGCGTTTGTTACGTGCTGCTTTATTCGATCAGCTGTTTCGCTTATCTCTCTCCTGACCCGAACCTTGACTAACTCTTTACAAGAATCAATGACGGCCCCACGGGTAATAGGGGTATAACTTAAAGTGTTAATGTAGTCATATATGTCTATGTCATCTTTTGAAGAAATCCCTAGGTTGGATATCTTTGTTGCCAAGAGAACCTTGTCTATTTTTTCGTTATTTAAAACGGCTTCCCTGAGGATGCAGTAAACTGTCTGGTGGACATCATTATAGAAGTCTGCCGCACTAACAAAAGAGTCTATCTCTGGTAATACGTCAGGATGTTTAAGGAGCCCCCCTAGGACATGGCCCTCGACCTGATTAGAATATATGGGCATCTATATTATTTATATACCCGATCTACTTTAAAGAAATAGTCAAAAAGAGTGTCGGGGGCTTGAAGCCCTCCGATTGCTGTATAAACAGCTACGCCTTCCTTCGCGCCCGCATAAATTCCGCGGTGCACGGTGGATTTAGAACCCATCATCCTGCTTAACTGCTCAAAACCGTGTTCTAAACTGGACTGAGGTATCTTATCGAGAGAATCCTTGTCACCAATGATAACGCACGCAGCTACATTTCCAGTAGCGGCGTCTATTCCCGCTAAGATGTTTTTGCGTAAGTTGTCCCTCACCGCATAGGAAATACCTGTATCGGTATAGTCCTTCACGGGCGTTGCTCCAAACATAATTATCCCAGAAGAGAAAATGGTATCAAGATCGGCCTTGTCGAAAGTGGTGTAAGCCGACTCCTTCGCCGAAATCTTATTAAAGAGGTGGAAGATGGAGCAGACGCTGTTGTTTGCCGTGCCCCAAAACTGGTTAACGCTCAGCTTGGGGTAAAGTTGCTTAATTTTTTCATTGTCCAAGATAACCAGCGGAGAAACTACTCCAGCTTTTTGAAGCTCAAGCGTCCTAAGAACCGTGCCCTTGGCATTATCCTGAACCTTTATCCCCTCTCCCCTTGTTGGGAGAGCCAGAATACAGCCAATTTTTGCATCTGTGTCTTTCTTTTCTTTACCCAATGATTGACTAAGGTCGTGGCATATATCTATAACTCTAGCGACACCTCCGGCTCCAGTGCCTCCTCCTGCTCCAGCACAAACCAAAACTCTTTCGTATCCATTCCCAAAAGTCTTCTTGAGAAAGTCTAAAATGTCCTCATATCTTGTTCGAAAGGCTTCATCAGCCGCATCTGGGTTTTTTCCTACCCCTCCGTCTCCAACGAGGAGTTTGTTTTCTTCGGGAATTTTAATTAGGGATAAATCTTGCTGGGCAGTGTTGATAATTCCTACCCTTCTGTAACCCAAGTTCCAAAAAGACTCCGCAAGTCGCGAGCCCCCTTGCCCGACCCCCACTATAGCAAAATTAAAAGCGGCATCATTAAACTCATCTTTGACCCCGTCCTCCAAGGGTTCGTCGTCTGGAAGTGGAATGTCTGGAAGGTCTATTCCCAAATCAGTTACTTCAGTAGGTGTTACCTCAGACGTTGCGTCGCTCATCGGTATTGATGCGCCGGTTGGAGGCGTAATAGCTTCTCCCGCCACGAGGGAAGGAGGGGCTTCGGCTGGTTTATTTTCTGGATAATATTCGTGGATAGGTGTATCACTCATTTTCGTCTAGTCCTTCTTCTTCTTCTTCGTGCTCTTCTTCGAAAACATTATTTATGTTTTCATTAAAACTTTTAGCGTTCACGCCCTCCATCGCATCCGCCCAGTGACTTACTAAATATTGCAATGACATGGCGTTTCTTTCATCCTCCACCTTGGAGTAAACTCGAGGGTTGCCATCCTCGTCGAAATTAAACAACATGAAGCCCCCGCAGGACCACTCGCTGATCTGGTCTAGAATGATGTCGGGTATTCTGTGCGTTTCGCTAATTTTCATACAACTTATTACACTATTTTACACACTCACCGAAAACTTCTCCAAAATGTATTCTGGAGATAGGGATGCTAAATCTTCTTGGGTTATTTCCAAAAGTTTAAAATTATTGTTTTCAAGCCACACTCTTTTGTGGTAATCTCTTTTTATAGATTTAAGATAATTAGCACGAGAATTACCATGAAAAAACTTGTTAAACGACTCGTGTTGAGCGCCTTGCACTTCCACAGCAATTCTTTTGGTCATATTTATCATATCTACCTTCATCCTTGTCCCGTAAACCGGAAATTCTTCGTAGCATATATGACTAATCCAATAAGGCTTGAAAAATTGCTTAACTTCAAATTGAATATTTGAGCGACATTCTTTTCCCCACTTGATTCGGTATTTGTTAACACTTTTGTATATAAGTTTCCCTGCTATGTTGTAAAGTTTCACTTAGCAATTCGTAAGGCTTTTCTGAATTTGTTAAAAAGAAAATCACATATTTCCGTCTTGTCTTCTAAGTATTTGCGAAAATTATCTGCGCCTTGATGTTTTGCTACCATCTCTAGGTTGGCTTTTTTCAGTTCTTTAATTATTGATTCGTCTACAATAATCCAAGCCCCACTAACTTTCGTCATATCAAATTGTTGAAGCATAAATATCACTTCGTATTCTGTCCAGATGCTTCTACCTCCAATACGACCATATTTAATTGGATACTCCACTTTTTTTCCAGTTTTCTCATTGGCAGATTTTCGGAAGATAACCTTACAGTGGTGGCCTTCTGGTTCGTCGGATTTAGGCGGTATCATATCTTTCTGGTACCGAGGCTGAAATTCCAAAATCCAGTCAGAGTAGTGAAGCAACGCGTTTCCTCCAGAAGCGTTTGTTACTTTGGGGTCAGCTTTTTCGTACCCAATGGTGACTTTGCTTCTAACCTGAGAAATCATGAAGCATATGTGACCTTTCGTGGAAAGCCCCAAAGCCATCTTCTTCAAAAAATTAGAACTTAAAACAGAACCCCCTGCGACCTTATCTGATTCCTCAAATGGACGATCCAAGTCATTTTTGGGAACCATAGCGTCCATTGAGTCTATTATAAAAAAATATTTACATTCAGAAGGGTTCTCGGTGATTAAATTCTTCATTAACTGCAAAACACTCTCAAAAATATTACTTTTATAAACGAACCATTTCTTCGCCGAAGTATCTACACCGGACCGCTCTATCATTTCGGGAGATAATCGCCCTTCCGACTTAATGTAGATAACCATACCGTTATCCACCGTTTTTTGAAAGTTTCTAGCGAAGGAAAGAGCGCAGGAAGTTTTGCCCCCCTCCACAACTCCCGATGCTCTAATTACAGAAGGACGAATTCCTCCCCCCATTTCTATGTCCAGAAGCAGGCTTCCGCTGGACACTACATATTCGTGAATTTTTTCGAAGTTAAAATGCTCATCCTTATTCTCTTGGAGGTAGCTCCGTATTTGCTCTACGGGGCTTGAGCCTTCAGTTGTTTTCTTTTTTGCTGCCATATTTTAGAAAATCCTTAATACTTGTGGTTTTTTGAGACATTACCTTGTCGTTGCCGAATTTGGCGTCCGGTACATTATGTCGGATAGGGGGTGCCAAGTCAAGACTAAATTTAGCGTACTCTATTTTGAGGTAAGCTAGACCTTGGGGGGCGACATACCAAGTTAAGCTGTCGGCGTCGAATTTAGGGGGAAGCGCCTTCCAGAAGGCTTTAAGGGGGTATTTTTCAATTAATCTTTTAGCAAACCCCATTTCCCTCAAAGAGGCGTTCCGATCTTTCCATATGGCTTTCGGGTTCTTTAATAATTTATTTATTATGAATCCGTTTAGCGTCTCTTCGGGCTTCTTGCGGCCCTTCCTCAGGCATGGAGGAGAGCAAAACTTTTTTTTATAAGGCGAATGGAACGATTTGTTACAATGTTCACATTCGAATCTTTTAAGTTTCGCCATCGCCTTCTACTGC